ACCTGGAGATCCTTCACCCCGGCAATAACGACTTCCTGCTCGGGGTGAAGGATCTCCAGGTCATTCTCCTCCTGGGCGTCAGGCTGTTGCTCTTTCGGCACCACCCTCGCCATTAGGAGGCCTCCAGCAGCTCAATCCGGCCAAAGCCACCCAGCGCCTCATCCATGGCCGCCCCAGACTCAAACAGGCAGGTGCCGGTCAGCGAAATCTCACCGAAGCTGCTGTTAATGAGGTCCAGCTGGGAAACCGGGTTGAACTTCAGCTTGTAAAGGCGAACCCGAACCTTCTCTCCGGAGCCATCTACGGTGTTCATTCCGTCCAGCATCAGATAACGGATCGGTGCCTGCTGGGTGAACATGGTCAGGTCGGTGGCCGCACCATTCTCGTAGTCGGCAAGCAGGGGCTGGGTTAATGCCGCAACATCCAGCATTTCCAGCACACCGCCGTCTGCGCTGACGATACGGTAATGGGTATCTTCCACCAGAGTGGTCGGCGCGCCGTCACTGTCTTCGATCGTCAGCGCGCTGATGCCGCCACGATCCAGCACAACCATGTCACCGTCGCCAACCGTGGGGATCTCCTCATCCGTCACCGTGCCGGCAACGATATCCCGTACAGAACCATACAGGCCGAGAGCCAGGTTCTTGGCGGTACCGTGATAGAGGGTCAGCGTGAAAGAAACCTCAGTCGAGGTATTCAGGGTCGCGCTGGTCAGCCGGTTGCCCGAGTGGCTTTCCTGCCGGGTTTCCTGGGATACCGACGGGGAAATCTGCAGCACACCGGCATCGTTCACCCAGTGCATGGCGCCGGGCTTGCCGCCGGCAAGGGATGCGCCCAGGTACACTTTGCCCTGGAGGGAAAAGTCTTTCATTTCTGATCTCCCTTATTCTCAGTTGAAGAGCCGCCTTTGGGACCGTCAGTCTTGACCGGCTGATAGCCACCGGGCCCGGTTTTGATCTTGCCGCGTTCAGCAAGCCATTCCGCCTGGCGAGGGGTGACGTCGATTTCGGCGCCTTCCTTTCGCGGCTTACCCGCATGGGTATGGGGCTTGGTGAGGGTGACTTTCACCGTCTTTTTCTTGGTGCTCATGGGGCGTTGCCTCCAATGAAGTGGGTGGTAGTGAAAACGTCGATCCAGAGCAATGTGTTGGCGTCGTAATCCAGCACATCGCCCTGCAGCCAGCCGATGGGCCGCATAGATTGATCATCCGGTTGCCACCCCATCAGGGCCTTGCGGATATGGCCAATCAGCGGGGAGGCATCCTTCGCCGCTTGGGCGCCGGTGTTGTCCCGGTAGTTGCGTACCGCAGTAATCACCCCGAAGGTGACTTTGGCTTGCTGCTTACCGGAAGGGCGCCGGGCTGGCTGCCCGGTTGGCTCTTCCATGCCTTCTTCCCGGGCCAGAACCACGTAGGCAGAAGGCACCCGATAACTGCCCAGGGATGTCACGGCCGCGAATTCAGCCGCACCCTTAACCTGGTGCAGATCCGGTACTACATCGCGGAGTCGCTGCTCGATGACCGTGGTATCCAGGGGGGCGCTCATCAGAAGTCCTTCAGGTTGTCGCGGATGGTGGACGATCCCGGTGTGAACTCTGGTGAGCCGGTACCCTGGCTGACCAGGTCATCCTCAGCACCCAGGCTGAATTTTCCCTCGGCAGTCAGCTGCAGCAGCTTCATGGCATCCCGGTAATCCCGCACGATCGGATCGCTCTTTTCGTCAGTGCGGATTCTGTCCTTGTGCAGGAAGTAACGAGCAATCGCCCGGGTCCAGGCGGTAACAATGCCTGGCATCGGATTGAGGGGCAGGTACCCACGCTTTCCCAGGAAGCCATCGATGGTGGCCTGCGCATCGGAAACCGCATCATCAATGCGCTGCAGGGCGTCATCCGCCACCGCGATTTCAGCGGCTGACCAGGCGCTGCGATCATCCCCTTGCAGGGTGGCCTCCATCAGCTCGGCTGCCACGATGTGCTCGTGGGTGGCGGTCGCCACCTCTGCGAGTTCACGGGCGCCGGGCCGTTCGGCTAATTGGGCGTGGGAGATATAGCTCATGCGCTAGCGATTCCGGCAAAGGCGCCTTCTTCAATGACCAGGTCTTCCCGGCCCCGCAGCTCGGCCACCTGTTCCTCGGTCAGCGCATCCAGGGCAAAACCGATACCGTCTTCGTCGATAGCCATGTCGCCCCACTGGACGGTGCCTTCTTTGGCGTGTACCCAGTAGCCTTCCACTTCCTGGGCTTTCAGGTGCTCAGCCCACTCGCTATCGCGGTCAGCGGCTTTCAGCTTCAGGCCACCGACTTTCTCCAGGGCCTTCAAGTCCGGCGCACCGTTCGATTTCATCCAGTGATCCGGGTTGTTCGGGTCCAGCTTGGCGATCGCTTCGGCAAAAGTGACGGCATCACCCCCACCGGGGTTAGGTGCATCGTCGCCCAGCGGTGTAAGGCTGCCAGACTTCACCAACGGCGCGGCCAGCTCTGCTTTCAGCTCGACTTCACCCTTTTTGGAAATCAGCCCATTGACCTTGACCGGGCGTTCAATCTTGAAACGTGCCATTACGTTCTCCTGAAATAGGGCCGGTTCTGGCGGAGGGTATGTGGCTATGAACCGGCAAGTTCGCCACCGCCTGGGGGGGGGATTAGCCCACGTTCTGGAACAGGTAACCCGCTTCCATGCCGCTGATCACCGGCGTACGCTCATAGGTCGTCGGGTACATCCAGCTCTTGGCGTTGTCGTCGTAGTAGGCTTGCTCCACCAGCGGGTGACCGTCCATGGTGTAGCTATAGCCGTAGCTCGGCTCTTCCATGGAGCTGGCCTGCTGGGGCACATAAGCCAGTACGGCATCAGGACCCCAGACATCGCTGAAGGCATCGTTGGTACCAGCGGTGACTGCCCGACCCACCACAACCCGATCCAGATCCAGCAGTGCGGCGATCATCTCGACAGTGATGGAGTCACGGCTGGTGTACTTGAATCGCTCCAGTACCTTGGCGTTCTCGCGCATAGCAGCAAATGCTTTAGCTGACAGCGTCAGGGTGTTGGCTTCCATGCCGGTGGTTTGGCGGATCGCTTCCTGCCCCAAGCGGATATCCTTGGCCGGGTTATTGGCGTCATCGGTCCAGGGGCTCGCGGCAAGGTCCGCCTTGTGGTCGTTGTCGTAGTTGTTGGCATCACGTGCCAAGGTAGCCTGTTCGACTTCCAGCGCCAGGCTGGCAATGCGCATCGCGTTGTTGGTAGCGCGTTGGCCAAGATTGATACCTGGCGTCTGGCTGGCATCGCGCAGATGTTCACGGGGCACTACGCCTTCCAGTGCGTCCTGGACCAGGGCAAAGGGTTTGCCGGCATAACCGAACTGCACCCGCTTGGTAGCGGAGCCGGGGGTACGACGGATGTTGTACTGACGGAAGCTTTCTTTTCCGAAGGTCAGAATCTGACCACCGGACACGGCAACCGGTACCCGAGGGAACAGCGCCATGCCCACATGCTCCGGGTGGCGATACCCCTGCGCATGCGTGGACAGGATCGGGTCGATAACACGGACTTGACGATTATTCATTTCAGGCTCTCCAGTTGGCCTAGTTAACGATCAGCAGGACTTCGATGAGATCGCCGTCTGCGGCGGCTTCCTGCAGCGCCCGGGCCACGGTGACCCCGGCATCAAGGGTGACGCCTTTCGCGTCGGCACCAACTTCAATTTCGGCACCTTCGGCGATGGCGCCGCCGGCTTCGATGACAGTGGTGCCAATCACATCCACCCCGAAGTCATCACCAATAACGGCGTCATTAACGGCGGCCCCCATGGCATTGCCTGCTGCAGCAGCAGGGGCGCCATCGAAACCGACAAAACGGTTCTGAGTGATGGCGGCGGTGGCAGAGGCGGTCAGCGTCAGCAACGCGATCTTTTGAGCGCTCATGAAACTCTCCTTTAGCTCACCGCGCTGATGGCGGTGGTGTAGTCACATTGATGTTTGGCCTGGTAAGCCACTGCCTTGTTGTGGATGGCAAGGGCGTCAGGGTCGACGGAATAGCCTGCCGGCGCAGCAAACTGGGCCGTTGCCCCGGTTTCTTCTTCCGGCGCACCGCGCTCGTTGAAGTCAACCCGAGGCGGCAGGCCCTCAAGGAACGAGTTCAGCCAGTCGCTACCAGGCTTCTTGACGGTGGTATCGCCTTCGGCGAACTCCACGACAGTCTCGTCGTCCTGGGCTTCCATGAAGGCAACCAGGCCTTCCTTTTCCCGGGGCAGCACCTTGCCTTCCTTCACCAACTTCTCGGCGAACTCGGCAATCTCTTCCTTGCGGGCAGCGGCAGCCTGTTCTGCCAGTTTCTTTTCCTTGGCAGCCAGTTCCTGTTCGCGGGTTTGCAACGCGGTTTCACGCTCAGCAAAGTCCGCAGCCTGTTGCTCTTTGTCTTTATTCGGGTCCACGGTGGGCTCCTTATGGTGATGAGTCGTATCGGTAGGGGCAGCAAAAGCCGGCTGGCTTTCCATCAGCTGCGGGTCACCGGCACGTTCTGCATCCCGTGCCAGATAATCGGGAATAACCTGGTCAGCCGTTTCGGCGCCGAACTTCTCCAACAGCCAGTCACGCAAGCCACGGGTAAGGCGGCCCAATACCCACCGGCTTTCAAAGTCGGCATCGGCAAACTCAATGGTGACCAGGTCAGCGGCTTCGTCAGAAAAACTGGCGGGCTTCAGGCCCTTCACTGCCGGGGCGGCAGCGCCAAGAAAGCCAACATGGCGCAAATACCAAACGCCAGGCTTCGGGTTGGAGGGATGATTCGGGGGCCAGAAAGAAGAGCTGATCTTGGGGAACCGGCCATCGTTCACCATCTCGGCAAAGTTCGGCTCCACCTTTTCTGGATCAGCGGTGACGATGCCTTCTTTGAAAGCCAGGCCAGACACCCAGCCATAGGCCGGGTCTTCCACTTTCGGGTGACCAACCACCAGCGGCGCACTGAATAGCGCCGGGTCGTAGGCCTCCACGGAGGCTTTCACATCCTCTTCGGTGAAGGTGTATTGCTTACCGTCCATGCCGGTATGGATGCCTGCCTTGAAAATTTCCAGTCCGTTCATGCCACCCACTCTGGTGTGTATTTCAACGTGATGGATGCAGACTAGTGCCGGGGGGCGTGCAGGGTCTTTTGAACGCGGGCAAAATTTGCTCGGGTGGGGTTTTCAGACTGGAAATGGCAACTCAGGCAGAAACCCCGAGCGGGAAGGCCTCAATTCGCTTTTATAAAACTTTTACGGCATCGAAACGGGGTTTGGGTGCGGCAACGGTAGCGGCAAAGGCGCTGAGAGGCCTTACAGGGCCTCTCAGCCGCCCATGGCATTTTGCAGATAATCGTGGGCTTTCTTGACGATCTGGTTGTTCTGCTGCTCATTGGTACCCAACCAGGGCCGGGCAGGAATCCGGATCTTGTAGCCACCCACATTCACGGTCTGAGCAAAATTACTCTTGCCCTTCTTCACGAACTGGTTACCAACACTGCCGTCACGCTTCTGGCGAAAGTAGACCTCACGAGTACTGGCAGCCCGATCGATCTCAGCACCAAAGTGTTGCGCTGCCCCATAGGGTCGGTCGGTACCGAACTCCAGGCCGGTTTCGTCATACTGGCCGCGCAGGGTGCCAGCCAGGTACCCACGCAGTGTGAGGATCTTATTCGCGTTGCGGTGCTTGCGCTTCTTGTACGCCGGCGACAATGGCGCCCAGGGTGCCCCCTCCGGCGACACCTGGTTGCGAAAGCGCTGACGGTGCACTCGTGTCAGGTATTCAATGATGACCTGAAACAGTGGGCCGGGGTTATCCAGGCTCTGGATCGCCGCGCCGATCTTGGCGCTGACGTCCTTATGGTCGAAGTCGATCTTGGCACCAGCCATGGAACCTCCTAAACTGGGGGTGTACTGATTGAGCGGGCAGCCCCGGCCAGGGCCTCCAATCCCACGCTCACGGTGCCCCCGGTGTGGCCGCGCCGGGGGTTTATTATTCCTCCCGCCGGTACAGCAACACCCCGTGCCGCTGCAGCTCCAGGTACCCCTCTACGTCGCTGGAAAAGACGGTGATACCGCCCCAGCCGGTTTCCCCATGCTCAAACACCGCCAGTGCTGGCAGTTGCTCACCCGGCAACATGAACCGCGCCACGTAACGCCGGCGGACTACGGCCCGGCCTTTGGCATGCTGGTATTCGATATTGGCCCACACCTCATCCGGTGACAGCACCGCATCGGCCAGCAGCTTCATGAACCGGCCACGCCCACGCTTATTGGCTTTCAGTTCGCCGGAGCGACGATCCCGGAACAGCTCTTGTCCCATCACCAAGGCCTCGCCCAGCACATCCCGCACCAGCGAGGGGCGATCAAGGGTGGCGCCGAATTCTTCCAGGAAGGCCTCGGCATACTGCGCCTCACTGAGATCCGGGGGCAGCAGTCTGGATGCCGGCATCGGGCGCGGCGGCGGCAAGGGCTCCGAGGCTCGACGGCTTGGCACGCCACCTGGCGGGGGCTGCATGTCGTATTCAGGGGGTATGGCACTCTTCAGGCGGCTACGACCAGGTGCATGCTCAAAGCCCGGGTCGATCCCTGCAGGAACGCGCACCGTTCTCGGTCCGTCAGGACTGCGCTGCCCGATAACTCGCTCTTCCCATTCCATGGCGGGAGCCTCGTCCGGGCCATCCTGGCCCAGCTCACGCAGGTCGTCTTCAGTCAGGCCTGTCACATAACACTGGCAACCCCAGGCATTGATCGGGAAATGGGTTTGCCACCAAGGGTCATCCGCTCGCAGGATCATCCCATCCCATGCCAGGTGTTTCTGGCGCGGGTGCTCAACGGCATCGCTGTGGTGATACTGCCAATACGGTAAGGCACCGATCGCGGACTGCAGCTGCTCATAACGGCCTGCTGAGTAGCTGGAGAACAGGTTGGTTTCGTAGATGGTCCGGCTTCGCCAGGAGCGCCCGCCGTTGTAGTCCCAGCCGTGGCGGGCAACGATCTTGTCAAAGTCCTTGCGGAACTCCTCGAGCGTGCCTCCCTCAGCGATTACCTTTTCCACCGCCTCACGGAAATCCGCCACGATGGCATCGCGGTTGGCACCTGCCACCATGAAAGCCCAGTCATGCTCCTGGTTGTAGATATCCGTCCAGCTTTCGGTCGGGATATTCAGCTTGCGGCGGAAGAACTGGATCTGCTCCTGGAAAGGAACAGATCCATAATTAACGGAGGGCATCGGGATCTTCCTCCACCACCTCGTTGCGGCCAGCCAGGCGCGCCGTGGCCAGGGCTTCAGCCATAGCATCCGCATACTGGTCCAGGGTCAGATCTGGGTACACCTGCAGCAGGCGATCGCGCAGCGCTTCCAGAGAATCCACTTCCTCAACGATCTGGCGGATCTGGTTAATCCAGCTGTCAGTGGATTGCTCCACATTCGTGCGGGCAGCCGGCTCCAGTTGCTGGGGTACGGATGGGTCACCTGCAGCAAAGTTGGCCTCATTGCCTGGCACAGCAGGTGGATCGTTGGCAGGGGCTTTCTCTTCCCATTCCCCGCCATAGTTCTCCTGGATGTGTTTTAGCGTTGGCTTGAAGCCCATGTCGTAAATGGTCTTGTCACGCTCTGCACGCTTGTTGGTGTCTTCATCCGGTTCCACCTTGCGATACACACGCGGCACTGCAGCGCCGGGGAAGTTCCACTCGGTGAGCCAGCGGCCAACGCTGGTGTTGTAGCTCTCACACACCAGGTCGGCATCTGCCTTCACCAGATCCAGGCGCACATCGCTCTGTAGCTCCTCATTGCCCAGTTTGCCGGGGGTGCCTTCGGAGCTGGCAGTCTGCCCGAGGCAGACCTTGGCGATGGCCCGGTCCATGCGATCCATCAAGCTGGAATAATCGGCGGTACCGGAGCGGGCGGCCTCCAGCAGTTCGATGGCCATCCCGTCCGGCACGATCACGCCGGCATCCGTGCTGATTGCTCCCAGTGCCTGCAGCAGCTTTTGCTTTTCGTGGGGGAGCGCATTCGGTGGGTAAGTGCCCTTGGCCGTGGGCTGGCCGAACTTCTCAAGGAACACCAGCCAGTACTTCAGGCCGTTTCGCTTGAACCACACCGGCCAGTACAGCCAATGGCCCAAGCCAAGACCGTAGGGTTCATCGTCGTGATCGCCGCCGGTAGTGAAATGCCAGAACTTCTTATCTGGCAGCAGCTCGCCTTCCGGGTTGTTCCAGGTGCGCATGCGCAGCCGGCTTTTGCCATCAAAGCCGAAACGCTGGCGGTTGCGCACGATCAGCCGATCGATGGTAACGAACCGGGAATCACGGCCCCACATGGGCTCAGCAACGGCGAAGCCATAGAAGATGCCAAACAGCATTTTCTCGGTGACCCTATCCCAGCCGATGTGCTGGATCTGCTCAGCCATGAAGTCTGCCGCCGCTTTGTCCTTGCGGGTCTTGCCGCCAGGGTCTACCCCCCATTCCTTGCTGGATACTGCCAGGCGGCGCTGGTTGAAGGTGCTGCCGACCTGGTCATCGCGAAGCACTTCCTTGTAGAGGTTGTAGTCCCCGTTGCCACGGGTCATCAGCACGCTGTCGGTCGTGGGCTGTATGGACATTGGGTCCAGGTAACCCCGGGTGATATCCCGACCATCGCTGGTGGAGGCTACCTCTCGCATTTCTGGCCGTGCGTTGCTGGCCGGCTGGGTAGCGAAATTGGCAGGCACCAGCAACCCGGAATCAAGCTGTTCAAAATCGGCCATCAGAAGCCTCCAAAATTGTTGCCGCCACCGACGGTGCCAAAGCCGGTGTCGGTGAGTGAAACAGGTTGCGCCATGTCCGTATCCATCAATGCAGTCCGTCGGCCAGTAGATTGGTAATCCGCCGTCCAGGCATCCATGGCGGCGGCACAGTTAGCCAGCACACAAGCCATGGCAGAATCACCATGGCGATGGCCTTTCTTATCGGTTTTACCCTCAGGCAGGCGGGCCACACCACGAACCAAGACGAAGGCTCGATGGTCTTCCAGCACATCATCATTCTTCGGGATAGTGATGGTGCGATCTTCAAACCGGGCCTTGTAGCGAGGCATTTGCTCCCGGTACCACTGCTCAGTAGCCATCACCTGCTCAACCAGTGCTCCCCATCTATCATGGGCCGCTTCCCCGATGTATTGGCCATTACCGCGGCTATCGATTGCGACGCCACTTAGCCGGGGCAGCGCATCTCCCAAGGCAAATAGCACTTGCTCTTGCTGCTTGAAGGGAACGTTGTGCAGCTCCACCAGGAAGGGCACGGTATGGTGCAGCGTCTTGCTTATAGCCATTGGGGCCAGCACTGACATATCACCACTGCGGGCGAAGTCCATGCCCAGGGCATGGCGTAATTCCGGGTCCAGGGTCTTCAGTAGCGGGCGCAGCTCATCATTGATCCAATCCTGCATGATGGCCGCTCGCTGCGGCTCGGGCAGCTGATTGAATTCCCGGGTACCGTTAAAACGAAGCACTGGCGCTTTGGCCATGCAGGCTTCAATCATCACGCGGGTCAAATAGGCGCCACCGCCCATGGCGGGAATGCAGAACAATTCTTCATCGTGGTTGGGCTTGTAGCGATTTATCAGCTGCTGCCGCCAGCTAGCCTCGCCATCCCGACTCCAGACCTGCCCAGTCACCTTGCAGATTCGCTTATACAAACCATCGGCCAGGGCGTCATCCAAGGTCGCGCGATGCAGCGAGTAGTCATATCGACCGGCACGGATATCATTGATCAGAGTGTTGAAGGGGTTATCTTCACCGTTGTGAGTACTGATGATGCGGATCTGGCCACCCCAGATCGTCATCGCCATGGCGGCTTTGAGCAGCTCCTCGATGTCATCCACGAATGCGGCCTCATCGATCACTAGCCGCTCACCAGGGCGCCCCTTGGAACGCAGGTTGCGAGGGTTGGAAGTAAACGCCTGAATACTATTTCCGGAATCAAACTTGATGGTATAGGTAAGGATCTGGCGGTCGTCCTGCTCGATCACCGATTCTTCAATCTGGCTGGCGGCGGCCTGGTAGGCTTTGGCCCAGCCAGCACAGTCCTGGATGAACCCTTGGGTCATCTCCTTGTTGTAGGAAATGTAATAGACGTTGGCGCCTTCTTCTGAGGCAGCGTAGAGCACATCATCCGCCGCTTCGGCATAGGACAGACCAATCCGGCGACTTTTCTCCATCACCTTAACGGCGGCATTGTCTGTCACCCAACGCTGCTGATAGCCGAGCAGAATGGCATCGGCGTTATTGGCTTCCTGGACGCCTTCAGCGATCGGATTGCGTTTCACGCCATGCCCTCCATGATCGCAGCCCGCAGAGCGGCCACGCCATCTTTGGTAAGCCCTTGGGCACGTCCGGCGTTTTCAGCATTGGCTGCAGCTTCTTCCAGGGCCTGCTTACGAACCTCTGCCGCCAGCCGCTTCTGGCTAACACTGGCACGGCCCAAATCCGCAATCGCCTTGGTCACCTTGGAGATATCACCAGGATTCAATTCGGCCTCCATCACCACGGTGAACAGCTTCTCCTGGATAAGGCGCATCAGCGCCTCATTCACGGCACCTTCTTCGTCTGGTGCGCTGTCGACCACGGCGCGGGCCTGTTCGGTTACCAGGCGCACGGCATCCAGGCGATCCTGAAATGACTTGCCATAGCGATGCAGGCTGGAACTGGAGATATCGATGCCCCGGTCCCGGCACAGCGCTTCCAGCTCCTCATAGCCGGAAAAGCCACGCTTTACCAGCTCCTGATTCAGCCAGTCTTTGTCCTCATCATTGAGGGTTTGCACCTTGGATACCCGGGGCATACTCAGCCCTCCCAGTATTTTTCAGGCCGGGCGATGCCGGGATGGCACTCCACGGTGTACTCGGCCACATCCACCCCGTAGTGCGTCAGCTTGGCGTGCCAGGCGCCAGCCGGGGTTTTCTCTACCTGTACCAGCTTGCGGTCGTCCAGGTATTGCAGCTCGCGCCGCACTTCAGTGGCAGTGGCATCCGGGTACACCCCCTGGATGGTCTGAAGGATCAGTTGCTCATGCGCCCCGATCGGGCGGGCGTGGTTGAGCGTGAGCAGGATCGTCCAGCGCATGCCTTCGCGGCGCACCTTGTTATGATCAATCACGTTTTGCCTCCCGGATTTGCAGGTTTTCCAGTTTCAGGGCCAGCCCATCCAACTTGCTTTCAATGAGGCTCTGGCCGCGTATGTAGTCTTCTCGCCGCACGTACTTTTCAGGCAGGTCGGCACGTAACTCCATCAGCTGCCTCTCCACTCTGGCGACCTCTTTGCCGTTGTCGCCTTCCTTCTTTTCAATCTGTTCAAGCCGGAGCTGGAGAATGGCGAACTTCTCATCCAGGTGTTTCTCAAACATGGTCTGTTGGCGGCGGCTCATCCCCCAAAACAGGCCCACCAGTGTCAGTACCAGCCCCAAAAATTTGGCGATGTCGATGGAGATCTCGCTCATTCTTCCCCCTGGTTCATTCGGAACTGGTACTGCTCATACTTCAGCCCGGCGCATTCGCCATAGAGGTCGTACATGATCTTCAGCGTCACGGGCATCTCATTCGGGTCGTTGGTCGGGTACGGGAGGTGGGCGCTGCAGGGCGTCGCCGAGGCCTCCGGTTGCGGCTTTGATGGCACGCTCTCTAGCGGCGACAAGCTGCTGCATGACACGCTCGCTATAGCGAAGATCGGCGCGCAGATCAGCATTCTCCTGGAGGGCATCGCGTAGCTCCTGGGTGGTTTGTTGATCGAATTGGGCTTTGTCGGACAGCAGCTGGGAAATTCGCAGGCTCGCCGCTTTTGAATCCCTGACCAGGTCCGCATGCTCGGCAAGGGCTTCGCCCAGCTTGGTAACCGTCGCGGAGCTGGTTTTAGCCTGCACAGCGGTTTCGCCATGGTGGTAACCCCAGAAGTAGGCGCCGGCACCGGAGAGCAGCGAACTCAGCAACACGGCCACGATCCAGCGGGCGATCATGGGCACACTCCATTCCCCCACGCGGCCCTCTCATACAGGGGCTCCCAGCGCAGGAGGATCTTGCGGGGATATCCCCGGTTTTCTTTCCAGTTGGCGGTGGAGCGGCCCGCATTAACCCGCTCCACCGAATCGAACCAGACCAGCGGATCAAGCCCCTTACTTGATGCCAGCCTTTTGTCGCGGTAGACCCAGCCAAGGCCACCGTTGTATGCAGATAACACCATTGCCCACTTCTCGCAGGGGCACGCGGCCTGGATTCGTGCATGCAGCCACTTGTCATAGAGCACCATGGCGCGCAAGGCCCAGCCCGGGTTATACGGCTGCCGGTCGCCCAGGTGGCTTGGGTAAAGCTCTGCAAACCAGTCAGACGTGGCGGGCATGAATTGCGCCAGGCCTTCAGCCCCAACAGGGGAGCGCGCATTAACGCGCCAGCGGCTCTCCTGATGGATTTGCGCGGCGAATGCGGCCACTGGGGCATCCAGCCCCCAGAGGGCATGAGAGGTGCGAATAAGAGTGCGCTGATAGCGTTTGGCATCCGCCGGGATCTCATCCGCATAGGCAGGCTGGCAACCAATGGCGGCGAACACGACCAGAGCCGTTAACGCCAGCACCGCAATGATCTGGAAAATCCGCTCCATACGCATCACTACAGCCCCAGCGTTAGGCCAAGGATCACAGCGAAGATCACCACCGCCCGTCTGATCATCAGCAGGCTGATCGCAGTGTTGATATGTTCCGGGCCGCAGCTATTGGGCTCACGCGGAAAGAGGAAACAATGCGGGCGGGCGTAAGGGAAAAGCGCCCGGTCGATCCAGTACCCAAGCACGGCACCCAAGCTGACCAGGGACAACTTGTAGAGCACAACAGGCAACTGCTGAGGGTTCAGCAGCGCCAGCATGGCCAGCAGACCAATAGTGATAAACAACCAAACAGAAAGGCGGGGCATGACGTTCTCCGGTTTCATATGAATCAAAACGACTACGCCCCCATAATCGGGGGCGCAGCGGAAAACGTCTTTTGAACGCGGGCAAAAACGGTTTAGGTATTACTCTCCAAGGCGATCATAAAGCCCCTTACATATGAGGGAGGGATCGCAAGCTCTGAGTTAATGCCTTGCCTACTATTGATGCGAAACTTGAACCCAGTGTCCTGGGCTTCGATTAATTGTTCACGGCTGAGGTTGATGATGACATCTTCATTGTGACTGCACAGGCCCGAGGCTTGACAGAAATTCACTTTACGGTCCACCGCTGTCGCACCAACGGTTTCGCCACCAACAAAGCTCACCGAATCGTAATACCGCCACCCACCGACATAACTGATAACCACATATATCTGGTGCTGCAGCTTGCCTGTTTTCTTATCCTCAAAAGCTCTGAGCCTCACATACTCGCTATCGGAAAAAAGCCCCCGCTGTTTGCTGGTGGAATGAACCGGCCCCAAAAAGGTTGCCGCAGAGTCAAATTCTGAGTTCTTCATCTCGACTTTACCGGCAATATACTCCGGCGACTTATTAGCCATATTCGTTGCGCAGCCAGAAATAACGAGCGTCACAACGAGCGCAAAAATCCCTTTCATCATTCCTCCATAGATCATCTTTCTTCCCTTCCCAGTTAAAAGAAAACACCACCGGCGACGCAGCCACCGAGAAACGCGGCGGCTACCACAAGCCTTACTGAATTAATCTGCAGGCAGTATTGAAGTGTAGCGGCCACGGGCGCCTTATCGCTGGCTTGATGGTTTTCAACAAAGGCATACACCTGGGCCAACTCTTCCCGGCCAAGTTCTTTCAACCGATCCATGCCGAAAGCGCCCAAGCAGAAACTTTCCATAGGCTCCTGGATACCTTTATCGGTTGCCACCCTCAGTATCTGGCCCACCAGCTTCTGACAGGCCGCATACTCCTTGGCGCTATCCAGGTAATCTTCCACTGCCTGCTGAGCAGCTTGATACTGGTCACGGGTGATATCGCCAACGCTCTCTACACCCAGGGCAGCGTGCACATGCCGCCAGATCTGCTGGGGCTCTTGCCGAAGCGTAGTCGCTGCTGACTTGATTTGATTGTTCAATTGGTGTCGCTGTGCAGGCACCAGCGGCTGCGTATCAACCTGCTTTGAGAAATTGAATTCCAGATAATCCCTGGTTGCCACCCGGTTTCCGTTACCGCTCGTTTCCATGCCATCCCCTAGCGTTACTGCCAACCACATCACAAAAGCGGTTTTACCATATGAAACCCATTCACGTATGACAAGTCGCCGCTGACATTGAGGGAAATACCTACAATTTCCACCTCTTCTGGATGACACCGCAGACCCTGAATATTCGGCAACCTATCCCTGCCTGCCGCCCTTACTGCGCAGAGCAGGAGCGACAGACGTGTCAGCGACTTGCGGCAGGCCCAAAAGCGAAATCGATTTCGCTTTTGTAATTGCGTCCCATTATTAGTTACTTATTTTCCTTGTAGTCCCTTCCCGCGACTCTGTTGCCGTCACCGGAAACCTCCATGCCGGAGCCTCCACCGAGCGCCTGCCCGGATAATATCCCGGATAGTAATGCTCTCCTTTCCCCGGCTGAAAGCTGCCGATACGACTCCAGAAGCAGCTCCTCGTCAGGTGCTAAATTCTGCACCTCCACCTTCTGCCCAGTAATCACGTATAGGACATCAACCCCAGCATTCGCCATAGCTGCAAGCTGGGGAGCTGTAGGCGATGAAACCCCTTTTTCCCAGTCAATCAGGGTTCTCTTCTTGGTCAGCGCCAGCTCGGCAAACTCAGGCTGAGTCAGCTTCAAGCGTTGGCGCTCCTGTTTGAGTCGTTGACCTATCATGCAAATATCCACACTAAAAGGTGAAAAAAGGTGTTGACAGGTGCGGATATCTGCACCAACATCACCCATACAAAACACGTTCAATTCACAATCAATTCACCCGTAAGGAGCCAGCCCAATGGCAACCCAGCAGGTACTCACTCCAGACCAGGTAAAGCAGGGTCTGAAGGCACAAGGCAAAACCATTGCCTCGTGGTCAGAGGAACACGGCTATCCCGCCCGAGCTGTTTATCGGGTTCTCAACGGGGTTGATAAAGCCAACTTTGGCCGCGCCCACGATATCGCTGTTGACCTGCAGCTCAAGCCTCAACCGAAGCCCACCAGCAGCCAGCATGCTGCTGCATAAGGGGGTTGAGATGCTGCGAGATCAATACGGATTTCCTACTGAGCAAACCGATGCCGTCTGGCTTCAGCCAGCTGATCAAGTAAATCCGCAATGGTCCGTTTCGCTTCGGGCCTCTGCGCCGGGTCTGGTATCCGAGCAGCGAGAAGCGCCCGCTCGAATCCTTCAGGGTCCAGGCCGCCGTGCATTTCTACTGACGCGGCCAGGTAAAGCCACGCTGTCGAGAGGGCGGTGACCTGTGACTGTAGCCGAAGTAGCTCATCAGCCATCGCGTTTCTCCGTTGTGTTGATGATGACCGTATTTACACACAGCGCAACCCCGTTTCACCAGATGCAAATAACAACTTTGTTTGGAAACACGTTTGAGGGGGCTTTCCAATGAGCAGGCGCCGCTGGAAAAACAAGGTACCGACCAATCTGCGCCAGGCGATGGTCTGGTGCATGGACTACGCCCGAGAGGTGCACAACCTCTCCGTGGAAGGCATTGCCACCAAGATGGGCCAAGCCAACCACTGGAGCATTTACAAGTGGGTGGAGAACGGGCGCATGCCGGCAGTGTTGATTCCCGCCTATGAAGCTGCCTGCGGCATCGATTTTGTCAGCCGCTTTTTGGCCGGCACCGGTGGCCGCTTGGTCGTTGAGATCCCCAGCGGCAAATCCTGTGATGCCAAAGATGTGATGCAGTTGCAGGGCGAACTGAGTGGCGCCATCAAATCCCTCACCGATTTCTACAGCGGCAAGCAAGACGCCGTTGAAACGCTGGCCCAACTGAAAGCCGCCATGCAGGGCCTGGCCTACCACCACCGAAATGTTGAGCAACACCAGACCCCGGAGCTTCCACTGGGGCTGACCGATATGGAGAGCGACTCATGATTATTCCCAGCCAACTGCGCCCAGGAGATCCGCTCCTGGTTACCGGGCCCGACGGTAAAGAGTACCGGGTGACGTTCATCAGCCGTAGCAAGATCGCCTTGGCCAACACGCTGCATAGCGATGCCTGGAAGCACCTGGACGGTGTCGACCATCTCGGCTTCACCCAGCTCAACGACGAAGACCTTATCCGCCGAGGCAAACGCGCCCCGGAAGAAGGGGATGCGCAATGAACGAGAAAGCATCTGCATTGCACAAGGGCCTTCGCGTTTTTAAAGCCCTGCGGGGCCACACCCTCAACGGCTTGAGCAACCAGCAGCTGGCACAGGCAACCGGCTTGTCACCCAGTGCGATCACCCGGGTGATGGCAGCCCTGATTGAGGAGGGCCTGGCCGAGCGTGGTGAAGATGGCCGTTTCCGCCACTCCATCGCCACCCTGCAAATTTCCCAGGCACACGCCCTGGAGATGGCCAAGGCCCAGGACCGTATCAACGAAATCAACCGCCGCGTTTCTGCGGGTGCCTATCAGTAAGGAGCCACCATGACCAAGAAAAACGAACTCGCCGAATTCCAGGCCCACAGCCACGACATCTGCGAGCAGTATCTCGATGGCCAGCCCTATGACCGCCTGCGGGTCGTTAACGAAGCCCGCTTTTGTCTGGCACAAAGCGCTGAGTCGATGTTGGAAGCCGGCAAACGCCTGGTCGTGCTGAAAGAGCATGAAGGCCATGGTGAATTCACCACTATCGTGGAAACCCAGCTTGGTATCGATAAACGCATCGCCCAAAAGATGATGGGCGCGGCCTGCAAGTTCCTCTCTCCCAAGCTGCAGGGCAAAAACCACCAGCTACTCGCATTAGGAAAAACCAAGCTGTACGAGCTGATGGTGGAAGACGACGACGATCTGGAAGCCCTGGCGGATGGTGGCACTGTGGCGGGGCTCGAGCTGGATGACATCGACACGATGTCCACCCGCGAACTCCGCAAGGCCCTGCGCAAAGCCCGCGAGGATAGCGACGCCAAAGAACAAGTCATCGCTGATAAAAATAAGAAGCTGGATGAGCTGGCCACCAAGAGCAAGAAGCTGAAAACCATTCCGTTGGATGAGCAGCTGGCGCAGATACAGGCCGAAGCGGATGCCCGCTGTTTCGATATCCAGTGCCAGATTCGTGTCCAACTGACTGCGGCTCTGGAAGCCGTGGCCGAGTTTGCCCAGGCCAGCAATATGGATATCCATGCCTGGCAGAAAGGCCAGCTGGATCAGATCGACAGCGCACTGCTGCACCTCCGTGAGGAGCTGGGTGTTCCACGTGACGCCGAAGGCGCCCCCTGGGAGGAGCAAAGCGCATGAATCCTGCACTGACGCACCGACTGATGGCGGTGGCGGCAGAAGCAGAGGCTGCCGGCCACGGTCGAAAAAGCGCGGTCTATGCCGCTGCTGCCGAGGAGATGGGGGTCAGCGTTGGCACCTTGCAAAGGCAGCTGCAGGCCGTCCGCAACACCGCCCCCCGCAAGCGGCGCAAGGATGCGGGCAACAGTTCCCTGTCTCAGGACGAGGCCAGGCTGATCAGCGCTTATCTCATGGAAAGCCGGCGCCAGAATGGCAAGCAGCTGGCGTCCCTGGAGGAAGCCGTGGAAGTGCTGCGCAGCAATGATCGCATCATGGCCGGTCGTGTCGATGAGGAGACTGGGGAGTTTCGTCCCTTATCCATGGCTGCGATCGGGCGGGCGCTGCGTGCTTATGGCCTGCACCCTGAGCAGCTTTCTCGCTCCGCACCCCGGGTGCATTTGGCCAGCGAGCACCCGAACCATGTTTGGCAGATCGACCCCTCACTGTGTGTGCTCTATTACATGCCAACCCGGGCCGGTGACTGCCTGCAGGTGATGGACGAGAAAAAGTTCTACAAGAACAAGCCGGCCAACATTCGCAAGATCGAGAAAGAGCGGGTGTGGCGTTACGTGATTACGGATCACGCCAGTGGGGTGATTTACGTCCACTACGTGCTGGGCGCTGAGAGTGGCAAGAATCTGGTGGAAGCCTTCATCGGGGCCAGCCAGAAGCGCCATATCAGCGACCCGTTCTGCGGCATTCCTCGCATGGTGATGGTCGACCCGGGCAGCGCGAACACCGGTGCTGTTTTCCAGAACTTGTGCCGGGCGCTGAACATTCATGTGCAGGTGAACCTGCCGGGGCAGCCGTGGGCCAAGGGGCAAGTGGAAAAGGCGAACGACCAGGTGGAGCGGTCTTTCGAGCACCGGCTGAAGACCCTGAAAACACCGCCGACCAGCCTTGAAGAAATCAACCAGCAGGCCTGGGCGTGGATGCGCTGGTTCAACAGCCACAAGGTGCATACCCGCACCGGCAAGTCGCGCTATGCCGCGTGGCTGACGATTACCCCCGAGCAGCTGCTGCTTGCACCTGATCCGCAAGTGATGCGCGAGCTGGCGGTGAGTGCGCCGGTTGAGCGCAAGGTCAGCCGCTTCCTCACCGTGTCGTTCAAGGGCCAGGAGTTCCCGGTGGGCGATATCCCGGGCGTGGCCGTGGGCGAGAAGCTGCGCATTACCCGCAACCCCTGGCGCGACGATGCCGCCCAGGTGCTGTTCCTGAATGAGGAAGGCCGGGAGGTCATGCAGGTGGTTGAAGCCTTGCAGCAGAACGAATACGGCTTCAACCACGATGACCCGGTCATCGGTCAGGAATACCGGGCCAAGGCGGACAGCCACATCGACACCGAGCGCAAAGCGGTAGAGAGGCTGGCGATGGAGGCTGGTACCGACCAGGAAGCCGAGCAGAAGCGCAAGGCGAAGACGGTGCCTTTCGGTGGCTCCATCAACCCGATGAAGCCCATCGAAGAGACCCCGGTACCGGACTACCTGCCACGGCGCGGCACCGAAATGGAACTGAACGCGCCGGAGGTTCAGACCCTGACGCTGACGCATGTGCAAGCCGCAAAACGCTTGTCCAGTCGCATGGGCGATGCCTGGAAGCCAGAGCATTTCCAGTGGCTGCAGCAACGTTACCCGGAGGGTGTCCAGGAGGACGAACTCCCCACTATCGAAGACGCGCTATCACGCCCGGTTACCCAACCGCTGCGGGTGGTGAATGGAGGTGACCAAGGATGATGAAGCTCGGACGGATATTAGAAAAACGGGGGGTAACCCGCATGGCGCTGGCCTGCGGCATCGACCTCTCACCGGCAACGATCACGTTGCTGCTCAACTACCGCAAATGGCCCAAGCGCTGGCCTGAGGAGGAAATCCGCAAGCGCATTTTTGCCTTCATGGATGACCCGGAACTCGGCGACGAGATCTTCGAGGAGTACGACCCTGCAGAAGAAGAACCGGAAGAAGAAGAGGAAAGCCCCGCCCCGGCTGCCACCGGGGACGAGGCTGAAGAACCAGACCAAAGCAATGCCGACTCTGAACTGGAGAATATTATGTTACTACGAAAACAAGCGCTGACACCAAAGACCCGCCAGGCGTTCGGCCTGGTGCGTGACCCCTTTGCCGAGGTTCGCAATGCCGATGAGGTGTTTGCCAATGCGGAATTCCGTTATGTGCGCGAGAGTCTGCGCCAGACGGCCAAGCATGGCGGCTTCCTGGCAGTAGTGGGTGAATCCGGTGCCGGCAAGTCTACCTTGCGCCGGGATCTGGCCCAGTGGGCGAATGATGATGAGCCGAGTGTGACCATCATCGAGCCCTATGTGCTCGGCCTGGAAGACAACGACATGAAGGGCAAGACCCTGAAGGCGGGCCACATTGCCGAGGCCATCATGGCCAAGATCGCCGCTGGCGAGACGCTGCGCCGCAGCCCCGAGGCCCGGTTCCGTCAAGTGCATGCCGCTTTGCGTGAATCCCACCGTGCCGGGCACCGGCATGTGCTGGTGATCGAGGAGGCCCACGGCCTGCCCATTCCTACCCTGAAACACCTCAAGCGCTTCTACGAGCTGGAAGATGGCTTTTCGAAGCTGATCAGCATTGTGCTGATCGGTCAGAGCGAGCTGGCGATCAAGCTGGATGAGCGCAACCCCAACGTGCGCGAGGTGGTCCAGCGCTGCGAGGTGGTCACCCTGCGCCCGATCGATCTGGAGCTGGAAGGCTATCTCGCCCACCGCTTCAAGCTGGCGGGGCGCGACCTGGCAGACGTTATGGATGCCAGCGCCGTTGAGGCCCTACGCCAGAAGCTCTCCGGTCGCGGTGATTATTCCGTGCTTTACCCGCTGGCCATCAACAACGTGCTGGCCGCAGCCCTTAACGAAGCCGCGAAGCTGGGGGTACCCAAGCTGAACGCGGATCTGATCCGGGAGGTGTGAGATGGCGAAGTTCACGATCGTGATCGAAGACACCGAGAGCGGCTCTGTCACAGCCCAGTGCACCGGACCCCATGACCAGGAGACCAATGCCTGGCTGTTCGCGATGACCTGCTTTCTCGGCTTAGTGAAAGCCCTGAAGACCTGGACCCCGAAAGACGGCAAGACCATTCACTAGGAGCGAATCATGGCGATTGAAACCGAGCAGCTGGAGTACTGGGGCAATAAGTTCACCCGTCACGGCCTGGAGCGCTACATGACATTCGATGCCTTCATGAGAAACCCGCGCAAGTACTGGTTGGAAATCATGGGAGGCCCCCACCGCCCGCTGCTACCTCAGCAGAGGGATATGCGCCGCCGCATAGACCGAGCCAGTGGTGGTCTGGAAAACACGCTGAGCCGATTGGAACAGAAGATCGAAGGACTGCGCCGGATCGATAACGGCCACCCCTACGAACAACTCAAACACCATGCGAACGGGAGATAAGGGATGACATTCGCGCACCAGAAACGAGCCGAGAAGCTCCGCAACGATATCGATCACTTCCTGAAGCGTGGGAGCAAGATCCGGGAGATCCCTAACGGCATGTCGGGAGAGCGCGGCGCCTATGGCCGCCTCAACTGCACCGCCGACGACGCGGCCCGGGCCAGGCTGAACGGTCAGAAGGCCCGTGGCCGGCAGAGAAAGCAACAAGGAGAAACCGCATGAACACAGCCATTACCGAAGTGCCGGCAGGCTACATGCTTAACGCCGCCGGCCACCTGGTACCCGAAGACCAGGTGCGCGACCAAGACAAGCTGCGCAATGACGTCACGCTGGACCTGGTGTTCCGGGCAGAGCGCATCAATGCGGAGCTGCGCGCCTTCAAGAAACGGGCGCTCGACGATATCGACGACCTGGTGCAGATCTCCGCCGACCGCTACGGCGTGAAGATGGGCGGGCGTAAGGGCAATGTGTCGCTGATCAGCTACGACGGCAAGTACAAGGTGGTCCGCTCCTTCGCCGAGCGCCTGACGTTCACCGAGGAACTGGAAGCCGCCAAGGAATTGATCAACCGCTGCATTACCCGCTGGAGCGAGGGAGCCAACGACAACATTCGCGCCCTGGTGGATCGCGCCTTCCGCACCAACGCCAAGGGCCAACTGCGCACCACGGCCATCCTTGATCTGCTTCGCCTGGATATCGAGGACGAGGAATGGCTGCGGGCCATGGAAGCCCTCAAGGACAGCATCATGGTGGCCGATACCGCCGTGTACGTCCGGTTCTATGAGCGGGTTGGAAACACTGACCAATACAAAGCGATCCCGCTGGATCTGGCAGCGGTATAGGGGGAGTTATGGCTATTTTTACCGTGTTCTTTGAAGACAACGGCCAAGACTTCCTGGAGTGGGATATCAATGATGATGGCGTGGTTGTGGAATCCCGACCGTTCCAGAACGACATCTGGAGAAACACCGTGATGAAAACCCTCAAGGAGGGCGAGCTTCCACTGATCATCACCACCCATTCTCCGGGTGTAGCACAGCTCAAGCACAGGGTCGTGAAGATTGCCCTCAAGGATACCAACCCCTTCCTGGATAAGGATGGCCACGGGGCCGTTGACACGGTCAGCCGTCTGGACCGGGCCCAGAGGTTCGATCTGGATCAATGCCGGGCAGCACTGCTGGTGCCCGGCCTGCAGAAAACCGTAGAAAACAAGATCCGCTCCCGTATCAGGAAATTGGAAAAGGAGACTTCCAGTGGAAATTAAGCGACTGCAATACGAGCTGAAACGCCTCGAAGCCCTGCCGCTTCGCCACATCATTGATGAGATGGCCAGCCATGGCGACAGCAAGGTCGTGATGGCCTTCAACGGCACCCAAAGCCAGCCGGTGGCAGCGGTGGCATTGATCACCGGGCCCGATACCGCTCAGCACATCAATGCTCTGAATGTCTCCGATTCAAAGGGGGTAATTGAAGGAGCCATTAGCCAGCTGAAGTCGTGCCAAAGTTGGCTCGGCTCCGATCGGGAATCGGTTGAGGATGATGAAACCGATCTGGAACGTTGGGATCACCTCCAGGAGCAGATCGATCGGCTTTCTGCTTTTAATCAGGATCATGAGGTTTCTGTATGAAAGCTCTCAGTGTCCGCCAGCCCTGGGCTTGGCTGATCGTCAATGGTTTCAAAGATATTGAGAATCGAAGCTGGGCTACCAAATTCCGGGGCCGGATTCTTGTTCACGCAAGCAAGACCATGACACGCAACGATTACGCCGATGCTTTGCTTATCGCTGCTAACCAAGGGCTCACTATTCCGCTACCTGAGGATCTGGATCGCGGCGGCATTGTTGGCTCTGTGAATATCGTGGATTGCGTTCCGGCTAGTGCTTCTCCGTGGTTTTCAGGCAACTGGGGTTTTGTCTTAGCTGATGCCTGGGCTTCGCCATTCCGGCCACTTAAAGGTCGACTCGGTTTTTTTGAAGTCACTCTTCAAGCAGACCGCTCAGCGGAGGTTCACTAATGCAACAGAATCACCCCCAAGACCAGCAACTGGCGACCATGCAGCAAGCCATCCAGGAAGTCACCGAGCGGGTCATCGAGGGCACAGCCTCGCCGTATGCCCTCATTCGCCGCTCTGATCTGCAGGTGCTGCGCCGCCTGGTTACGGCCAAGGGGGAGTCATGAGACTGGGCCGCTGCCCCATATGCCGCAGCCAGCTGGACCTGCAGGCCATAGAGGTGGATGAATCAGGCCGCGATCTGCTGGCGCTGATGGCCAAGCTGCCCAGTCAACTGGCTGGGCCATTGCTGTCCTATCTAGGGCTGTTTCGCCCCCTCAAGCAGGATCTGACCAACAGCCGCACCCTCAAGCTGGCAGAAGAAGTACTCGCACTGACTTCCGATCGCTACCTCCTGGGCGCGGCCATGGCGGAAACCGTCCAGCAGATCCAAACCAACCGGCAAGCCGGGGGCGACGTTTCGCCCCTGAAGAACCACAACTACCTGAAGAAGGTACTGAAAGGCATCGGGGACCGTATCGGCCAGGCAATCCCAGCAGCTGCTCAGAAGGAGCCAAAGCCAGGGCCGTCGCCTCACGCCGCCAGCGATGCGGAATGGCGTAGGGGTATGGAAAAACTGGGTATCAACCCGGATGAGCTGCTGAAAAAGCACAAAATCCCAGGAGGTGACCAGTGACCTCAGCGGACCAGAAGCGCCGAGACCTGGCCAAGATCCATATTGCCCGCAAAGAGCTGGGCATGGAGGAGGAGGACTATCGCGCCATGCTCCAGGACGTGGCCGGTGTTGGATCGTCTGCGGACCTGACCGTCGCTGGACGTTCCAAGGTGCTGCGCCGACTGGAAAAGCTGGGCTGGAAGCCGAAAACCCGTAAACCACGCCAGAAAATCACCGCCAGAGAGCCTGTGGATCGCAAGATCCGGGCCCTCTGGCTCGACCTGGCAAACCTGGGCGCTGTTCGCGACCGCTCAGAAAAGGCCCTGAACAGCTACGTCAGCCGGCAAACCGGTGTCGATCGCATGGACTGGCTCAGCAGCAAGCAGGCCGAGAAGGTCATCGAGGCGCTGAAACAGTGGCAGTCCCGGGCAGAGAAACACCAAAGGGGAGCGCAATGAGCCGCAACGAGATGGGAATCCGTCGCCACGAGCTGCTGGAAGGTGTCCACTTTCACGCCCGCCAGACCCTGATTGAGCTGGGCATCGATCCCGACCTGGCAGACCAGGCGGGCTGTGCTATCAGTGAGATGCTGGCAAATGAGTGGGGTGGGCAACTGGTCAACATCCCGAAGGATCATCATTATCGGCTTGCCAGCCGCGATCTGGCTATCTACGAGGAGTTCAACGGCACCAACCACGGCCAGCTGGCTCGTAAGCATGGTGTTACCGTCAGAGCAATCTATAAGATCGTAAAGCGGGTTCGGGCGATGGGCGACCCGAACCAGACCTCTCTTTTCTAATCTCCCACCTTTTTCACTGGGCGCAACTCTTTTTCAGTCGCCACCCCGTTTCTTCCCTTTTCATCCCGGCACTTCCCGGATTTATCTCGTTTATCCCTGTTATTTATCTAGTTCCCGGTCACGCAGGCTGCGCGCAGACAGTGCCAGCTCGCCGGCCATGTCACTGAGCGTCGCCCCCAGCCCCAGGTTGCCGAGCAGTTTCTGGCGCACCTTACCGGCAATGCCACTGCTTTCCACGGTCTCCATACGCTGCCGGCATTGCTGCTCAAGCATGCGGGTAAGCACCGGATCATAGCCGGGGAACGGCTGGCTGGCCCCGGCACGGTTGACCAGGAGCCGGTTGGCACAGGCATGAAAGGTGGGCGTCAGACCACATAGCGACGACACCATGGAGCCCGCCACATCCGGTTCGCCGGTGAACTCAATCCCCTGGAACGCCACCCCCTGAAGGGTGATTTCCCTGACCAGATTGATCGCCGTGGCCATATCCCGTTCGAGCAGAAACTGACGCAGGTGGGGCGGTATCGGGTCCGGGTCGAAGATCACGCCAAAGGTATCGCCTTCCTCACAGACTGCAATCCGGCAGTAGGCGGTACTCAGCGGCAGATAGCGTATGCCCAGGGTGACAGCATCGCGCAGGGTCTTGCAGGTGCGCAGGGCAAATCCCCACACCCCGAAAGTGGCCAGGTTGTATTGCAGGCCCAGCTCAAAACCCCCTACCCCTACAGATGGCAGGGCCAGCATGAGGTTTTCGATAAGACGCATTTCCTGGGTGCGGGTCACCAGCCCTTCGCCGCTGGACAATTCGGCCTCGGCAATGCCAGTGCCCAGCAAGCAGGTTTGCCGGTCAATGCCATGACGCTGGGCGAAGTTGAGCATGACCTGACTGATGGCCACGGGATGGAACTTGTCGTCTGAATGCTGCATTAGCGATCCCGCAGATACCGCCCGGTCACACTCTGGCCACGAATGCAGGGCGATTGGCCACGGTGGCTATTCCGGCTGTTGTCGCGGCACCGTAGTGTTGAGGCTGATGATACCCACAAGAGGCAACACCATGGATTCAGCCGCATTGAACAAGCAGGCCATTGCCTGCGCCAAGCACTATATGGGGAAAACCGCCTGGCCGACAATGTTACTGACCGCCGCCGTGGTAGCCGCCTTCGTTGCCACGCTTGCCCTGTTCGCCAGTGGTTCCCTGCCCGCCTGGGGCGCCTGTCTGCTGGTCGCGGCACTGACGTATATGTCCTACACCCCATTGCATGAGGCGGCCCACGGCAACATCCATGGAAATAACGACAGACATAAATGGGTCAATGACCTGTGCGGGTATCTGGTGGCGCCGATCATCGCCATCCCCTATGCCTCACACCGCATCGAACATTTCACCCATCATCGCTTTACCAACCAGCCGGACAAGGACCCGGATTTCATTATCAGCGGAATGCAGAGCGGGCCCCTTGGCTTTCTGGCAGCCGGACTGCGATTTCAGTGGGTGCAGAATACCTTTTTTGTGCAGCACAGCTGGGGCAGTGCATCACTGAAAGAAAAGCTGATTTACAGCGCCGAGCTGGTGGTCTCGCTGGGCTGGCGCATTGCCTTTCTGGCCATGGTAGACCAGCCCGGCACCGTGGCGGTGATTCTGCTCGGCTACTATCTCGGCGGCCTTTTCACGGCCTACTGGTTTGCCTATCGCCCGCACCACCCCTACAAGGTCAGCGAACGTTACCGCAATACCAACAGCCTGATCATGCCAGGCTGGATGAAACCGCTGGAGTGGTTCTGGCTGGGACAAAACCTGCATTCCATCCATCACCTGTTCCCGCGAGTGCCCTTTTACCGTTATCACGCCCTGCATCGGGACATCGCACCGATTCTTCAGGCCCAGGGCACGCCAATCATCGGCATATTTTCCCGCTTGCCGGTCTCGCCCTCAAACACCGCTGAGCAGATGCCTGCCGATTGAGCCTGCACAGCCCGGCACGTCTCAAACAAGCGGACTGCCAATAAAAAAGGGCCGGATTTTCCGGCCCTTTTTTTTGCGGTCATCGGCGTCAAGACGCTGAATCCGACGCCACCGTACCGGCTTCCCGCTCGGTTTCAGTGAGGTGCTTGGGGCTATCACCGGAAACCTTGCCCACCCACAGGGGGTGCGGCTCAGCCTGGCGGATCCGCTTGCGGAACTGGCGCCGCACCACCCACAGG